GTTACTGGATTTAGTAATACCGATATTAGAGTAACTGGTGGTACGTATTCAAATGGTACGACTATATTTACTAATAATACTGGTGGTACGTTTAACGTTACTGGATTTAGCACTGCACCTAACACATCCGCTATATCAGTAATTAATACGAATAATTTGTTCTCAACTGGTTTATCTAATTCTGGTGCTGGTGCAACGGGTGTTACACACTCAATTTTCTTTGGTCAAGCAGCTGGGCAAAATGCCCCAAATGCGTTTAATTCAAGTTTCATTGGGCTTAATGCTGGTTTTAACGCAAGTGGTGCATCTAATTCAAATTTATTTGGTCAGAATGCTGGTAGGGGAGCAACAAATGCATCTAACTCAAATTTCATTGGTCAGAGTGCTGGTGATGGAGCAACAGGCGCATCTTACTCAGTTTGCATCGGTTATTTTGCTGGGGCTGGTATTGGTAATGGTAGTATTGGGAATAATAATGTTATTATTGGAAATAATGTATCATTGGTTAGTGGTAAAACAAATAGTATAAACGTAGGTGGGGTTTTATTTGGAACTGGAATCTATTCAGCAACAACAGGTAACCCAAGTGTTTCTGGTCAAACAACTGGTAGGTTAGGTATTAACATTGTTGAACCAACAGCTGTATTACATATTGGACCATCAACAACATTATCTGCTCTTATGAGACTTAGTATAGGTTCAGCACCGACAACACCAAACGATGGTGATATTTGGTTTGAATCAAATACTGACACTGGGCTAAAAATAAGAGTTAACGGAATTACAAAAACAATTACATTAAGCTAAAATAATTATAAACTTAATATATTTATAAATAAATAAAACAAATTATGGAGTTTTTTATAAACAAAAATGCAACTTTAAACAAATTAAAGTTAGAACTTATTCAAGATGGAAGGAATGATTATAATTCCTTCTATCAAGAAATTCAAAATGCTAATATTTTTTTTACAATGACAGATGTAATCACTGGTGTAAAAAAAATAGCAAAAAAAACTGCTGGAATTGAATTGGTTTTACCAACAAGTGATTGTGTTGGTGAAGAATATTATCTTGTCTACCAATTCAATCAAAAAGAAACATCTGTAGCTGGAAGGTACGTTGGTCAATTTGAGATAGATTTTCTTAACGGTACTGGTAAATTAATTGTACCAGTACGTGAAGAGTTATTTATCAACGTATTAGAGGGAAGTATTAAAAAATAACCTTCAAAATGTTGTTTATCTAATTTTAAAAAAGTAAGTTTGTTCTACAAACTTAAAAAAATATTTATGGGTCTGGGTTGCTAAATGGGATTTTATGTAGTAGTTTTGCACAAAATACATAATATGAGTAAAATAGAAAATAGTAAAATTGAGAATTTTTTAGAAGGTTCGGACCCACAAAAATATATCGTAGCTGTAGAAGGTGGGTACGATAAAGCTACCGTAACTTTGGTAATTAACGACCCGAATGAGGATAAAAAAATGGTTGAACATAAATTTAAACCTTTTTTATGGTTTAAGGAAGATGTAACTCAATTAATTTATGGCGGTAAACGACTCAAAATAATTGAGGCTTGCCAGAAATATGGTGTAAAACTCACAAAACTTAGAACTTGTGATGATAATGGTGACTCACCAGAACGGTTAGCAAATGGTTATAAATACCTAGCTACTTGTACACACTCTTACAACAACTTAATCAATTTCTTTAAATATGGTGGTGTTGACTGTTTTAACGAGGAATTCAGAAGACTTTTCGTAACATTTAGTCCAGTAGAACAGTTTTTAATCCAAACGGGTAAAAGACTATTCAAAGGGATGGACGATTATGATGATGTGCATAGACTTCAATTTGACTTAGAAACCGAGGGTTTATTTGCCTCATCTAACGCTATTTTCCAAATAGGTATTCGTGATAACAGAGGGTTTGAAGGAGTCTTGGAAACACTTGGTAAGACTGGCCTTGAAAACAGACAATCTGAAAGAGATAACATCGAGAAGTTTTTTAAAGTGATTGATGCAATACAGCCCGATATTATAACTGGTTATAATTCAGAATCATTTGACTGGCCCTATATTTTTCAGCGTGCTGAAAGACTTAACATGGACGTTACTGATGTTGCAATCACCCTAAATAGAATATCTAAAATTAAACGTAAACCAGCAACAGTTAAATTTGGTGGTGATACTGAGAGGTATGAACAGACACACATGTTTGGGTATAATATTATTGACATATCACATGCTGTTCGGAGAGCAATGGCGATAAACTCAGAAATCAAGGCTTGGGGGTTAAAGTATATTACACAATACTCTGAGATTGCAAAACCTAATAGGGTTTATGTTCCTGGTGATAAAATTAACACAACTTGGGCCGATAAGGTAAATTCTTATGCATTTAATGACACCAATGGTGATTATTATATGATAACAGATAAAAAACCTTTAAAAACTAACTACGTGGTAGTAAAAGGTGATTATATTGTACAACGTTACTTATGTGATGATTTATGGGAGACAGAACAAATTGATAATTTATTCAATCAAGCATCTTTCTTAATTGGTAAAATGTTACCTACTTCATTCCAAAGAAGTTCAACAATGGGTACTGCTGGTCAGTGGAAATTGATTATGGCCGCTTGGTCATATGAAAATGGTTTAGCTATACCAGAAACACAATCTAAACGTGAATTTACAGGTGGTTTGGCTCGTTTATTAGAGGTAGGTTACGCTAAGAATGTTGTTAAACTAGATTATGCTGCATTATACCCTAAAATTCAATTAACACATGGTATTTTCCCTTTGTTAGATATTAGTGGTGTTATGCAAGGTATGTTAACCTATGTAGTTGATACACGTGATAAATTTAAATTCCTTAACGGTAAAGAGAAAAAAACATATAAAAAATTAGAAAAACAATTAGCTGAAAACAAAGCTTCATTATCTGAGAGTGAAATAACTAATCTTACCGAGGAAATAGCAAAACATAAAGCATTGGCTAATTTATATGATAAGAAACAATTACCACTTAAAATTTTAGCTAACTCATGGTTTGGTTCATATGGTGCGCCATATATCTTTAATTGGGGTGACACAGATTCAGCTGAAGAAACAACTTGTAGAGGTAGACAGTATTTACGTTTAATGGTTAGACATTTTACTGAAAAACATGGTTTTAGGGCGTTGGTTGGTGATACCGATGGTTTTAACTTTTCGTTTCCAGATAATATAGACGATATTAAATACACCGCAATTGGGAGTCACTGGAAAACAACAGATGATGCAAACAAAGAGTTAACTGGGTTAGATGCCGTTTTAGCTGAATTTAACGAGCACTATATGGAAGGTCGCATGGGTTTAGATATTGACGACATTTGTTCATCGACAATCAACTTTGCAAGAAAGAATTACGCTAATGATATCGGTGGTAAAATTAAATTAGTTGGAAACTCCGTTAAGTCTAAAAGGATGCCAGTTTATATCGAAGATTTCTTAGGTAAATCTATTCGTATGTTATTAGATGGCGATGGTTATTCTTTTATACAGTATTATTATGAGTATGTTGATAAAATCTATAACTATCAAATACCATTAGTTAAGATAGCTTCTAAAGGTAAGGTTAAGATTACAATGTCTGACTACAGAAAGAAAGCAACTCAGAAAAATAAAGCTGGTAACCCTATGCCTAAACAAGCGCATATGGAATTGGCTCTTAGAAATGAGTTAGATATTAAATTAGGCGATATTATTTATTATATAAACACTGGTGTCGTAAAATCTCATGGTGATTTAAAAACTACAAAAAATAAGGAAACGGGTGTGTCAACGGTTACACTCAACTGTAAATTAATTGAACCTAATGTAGTTGAGAAGGATTTTGAAAAAATCAAAGAACTAGATGTGCTTAAAAAAGCATTGACTAGAGTTCTAGAGGATGGTGATGATAGTTATGAATTTGTTCAAGCTAGAATCGACACAATCAATGATGAGTTGTTTACTGATGAATATAACGTTGCTCGTTATTTAGATGCATTTAATAAAAAAGTTAAACCTTTATTGGTTTGTTTTAATGAAGATGTTCGTGCAACAATTCTATTAGACATCATTAAAATTAAAGATAAAGCAACAAAAAAAGTTACTGAAAAACTTAAAGAGAGAACAATTTTTACCAAACAAGAGTGTGAGTTGATTTCTGGAATACCAATGAAAGCTGGTGACCAAGATTCATATGAGGACCTTATGCGTATGGAAGATAAAGAGATTAAATTTTGGGACAAAGTAGATATGGTTCCGAATAATATGGATGATGATGAGTGGATAGCACTTAGAGACGATTATAAGGTTAGAATGGTCATTGCCAAAGCAGAAGGTATCGAAAGAGAAAAAGAGGCTTTAGAAGACATATTTAAACACCTAGAGTTAGATGAGATTAACATAATGTATGATACGTTCATATTACCAATTGATATATTGGCTATTGCCGACATTTCAGATAGTGATAACTCTTTGAAGTCTAGAAGATGGGGTGAGAGTTTATGCGAATTAAACGATATTTTTAAATATGAGGAATTAGCGATTGAACGAGACGAGTATTATACTTTGATGGGTCTTAAAACAGATGTAAAAAGGTATCAGAAATATTTGGATTACGACATGGAGCGAAAAATTATGACTGGTGACACAATATCAGTCAGTTACGTTGAGGTTGCTATTGTTGAAAGACCAATAGGTGAATTGATTAGTAACTTAAAAACAAATAACGGTAATATTATTGAAACGAATAAAGAAACAGTTGTTAAGAAAAAAGGTAGTGTTGAAACCGATGATGACGATACGGGTGTTGTACTTGATGCTAAGGGTAATGTTATCTCAAGAGAAGATGAGAACCTTAAGTTAGATGATGAGTTTGATGATTCGGTTGCTGATATGCCCGATGATTATGAAGTAAATTACGAATCATATACTGATGATGAACCATATGGTAACACTTTGGTCGAACCAATAATAAATAATGAAATTGGTAAGATTAAAATAGAACCAGTTATAGTTAATAAAATTATAGTTGTTGCAACTAAAGTGGAATCAGACGATGAATGGGGTTTTTAATAAAGAAAGGGGCTTAGGCCCCTTTTTTATTTAATATACGTAAAAACCTAGTGGTCTAAAACCTAAAGATTTATTTAAATTTTCAGCCTCATTCGCACTTCGCTCTAATTGTGCAGTAGAGCTCAATCTCAATAGTCTCGCATCCAATCTTTCTAAGACAGCCTTTTTCTCTTCATTACCTTCAGATATAAGCGTTTCATAATCCATTGTTCTTTCAGCCTCTGGTGGTCCAACTAATCCACCAAACTTACCACGTGTTCTACCTAATGCTTTTTTTGCCTCAGCAATAAATAATTGTCTAACAAGTGTTTTGGTTGGTTCATTAAAATCAGAAAAATCTAATTTCGCCAAACCCACTTGATTTGGATATTTTATAATGTCTGGGTTATCTCTTTTACAATCAGCCAAATTTTCTGGTGTCGTATCGTAATAATGATACCAAACATTACAACCAGTCATGTTTATTGAACTATTACCAGCAGCACCAGAACCAGCAGAGCCAAACGATAGTTTAGAACCAGGAACAGATAACAAATGCAACAATTTGGTCCCATTAGGACCAGCCGTAATTTTATACACTAATTCACTTCTAACAATTCTATTTTTAAGATTCATATCAGCAGCAGTAAGTAAGATATCAAAAGCTGGTGCGATATAATACCCACTTCTTTGACCACCACCACCAGTTCCCATTCCACCACCAGTTTGTGCCATACCACCACCAAAACCAGAATCAATTCCACCATAATTGGCAAGTAACGCTTGGCTAGTAGCTGGTGGAGTTATCCATAACACTTCATTAACTTCACGTCCAGCTGGTATTGAATAAACTTGTCTACCAGCTTCAAGCTCAACATAATCTTTCTTAAGTTCCCAAGGTCCATTGGTTTGTAAACCAACTTGTTTTGAATACGCATAAGTGTATTGTGTCGTAAAATCAAAACCTCTAACACTAAGGGCAAATGCCATATCAGTGCTATCAACGTTTTGACCTAATAATGATTGCCATTGGTGTTCTACCAGCCATTCTTGTACATACTGAGCATAATCCTCAATAGACATTTCTAATAGTGTACACAACATTTCGTCCGTAACTTCAATTTGTCTAATAGGAGCACCTACTGAATGTCTAAACTGACGGAAAAGTTTATCTTGGTCTTCGTTACTTACTGGCATAATTTTTCTTTTATTATAAATATAATAAAATAATGAATTATTTTAAAATAATTATTTTAGTAACCCAAATCCTTTTAGTATTATATCTAAACTTTCATATAAGAACTTTTTACTTTGAATGGCATCAACCATGAGAGATTCACAATCGATTATACCACCATCGTCTGTCGCTATATTTAACATAGGAAAACTACTTAAAACATAACTTAAATTTTTTTTAACCTCAGCTACAAAAAGTTTAGTAACTATAAAATTTTTTCCATTAATTTCTAAAGGAAGTTCTAATAATTTAATATCTACATTATTGGTATCGCTCCATTCTTTTATATAACGAATATAATCCTCAATGGTAATTATTAATAATTGCTCTAAAATTTCATCAGTAATGTTTATTTGCCTAATAGGGTAACCCAGTACACGTCTTACATGTTTAAACAATAATAATTGCTCACTTTTATTAACTAACAAACTATTCTTCTCTTAGAATTTGTGCAGTAATCTCATAACACTCTCTAATTGACTTAAATGACACATTCGGTATTAAAAGTTGGTTCTTAACCGCAACGATGGGTACGTCATCTGATTTAGTTATTTCAGTTAACTGATTATATTCTGATTCATTCTCTGGTAGATTTACATCCACATCTAAAAATTCTACACCCTCTGCTATGAATATATCTTTTAATTCAACGCAGTAAGGACAATTTGGTATACTATAAACTTTAACCATCTATTCCATTTATTAATTCATCTACCATTAAAGTAGTTATTTCTTCATCACTTAACTTTTTATCACCCATGATTATATTGATTATATCTTTTTTATTTTTTAACATAGACCACATTCTAGTCGATATAGTATTTGAAAATAATTGATAGTAAACATTTACGTCATTTTTCTGACCTATACGAAACGCTCTATCTTCGGCTTGCTCATTATTTCCTGGTACCCAGTCAAATGAATTAAAGATTACAACCGTTGCTTCTGTAAGTGTAATCGCAACACCAGCCGATTTAATATTCCCAATAAAAACTTTAACTTTAGCGTTTTCTTGGAACGCATCAACTGATTTTTGCTTGGCTTTAGCACTCATAACTCCATTATGACAAACACCCAATTTTCCAAAATGTTTTGATAGCGTTTCTAATTCTTCAGTAAAACTAGTAAAGATAATAACTTTTCTACCCATAGCAATAGCATTCTCAACCATTTCAATAGTGTATGGAATCGCTTGGTTAGCGATAAATTGCCTTAACAGTATTAATTCAACTAAATCTTTTTGTAAATTACCTGTTTTTTTACCAGCTTTTTGTTTAGTTTCGATATAATCATCCCATAGCGCATTGTATTCCTTAACACCTTTTATTGATAGGTTATGGTATGTCGGGGAAATTACTTTATCTGGCATATCCAAAACATCAACTTTAAGTCTCCTTAAAATAATATTTTTAGTTTTTGCTGACAACTCATCCAAGTTAGATGCTCCATCAGTAAGCCATATCTGTTTCCTAAGACCATTTTTAAGCACTTTAAAGAACTGTTTCCCATCACAGTATCTAACGGCATAGTGTTTCCAGTTTTCAGCGATAGGAGACTTAATAATTTTCAATAAATTAAAGAAATCCATAGGTCTATTAGCTACGGGTGTTCCAGTCAATAACCAAACTTTAGGTGTTTTAAATTTAACACTCAATTCAGCCATTATCTTACCACGAATACTCTCATGGTTTTTAAGGTAATGGGCCTCATCAATAATTATTAAATCAAAACCAGCGTTAACTAAATCTCGATTTAATGGCACAACAATTTCACCTTCTTTGGGTTTCTTTGTTTCACCCATACCGTGAAAGTTTTTAAGTATGTCAAAATTGATAATTGTGAATTTTGATTCATTCCACACCTTACCATCAACAATAGCTGTTTCATCACTGAAAACGTTTATCTCACGCTCCCAGTTAATTTTTGCCGAAGCTGGTGCAACAACTAATATTTTTTTAGCTTTTGACTCTATAGCAGCAATAATGGCTTGGGTAGTTTTACCCAGACCCATATCGTCAGCTAAGATACACCCATTTCTAGTTAATAAAAATTTAATACCTTCCTCTTGGTGAGTATACAATTTTTTACCCGTTTTACCTAAAACATCATTATACACATTAAAATCAACAGCTACCTTGATATCATCAAAATATGGGTCATCAGTTACTTGCGTTTTAGGTAACCAATACATTGCTGATTCAACTTGTTTTTGTGTTAACTTTCCATAAACATGAAATGTTTTTTCAGTTTCAGCTAAAATGAATTCAACCAACAACCTCTCTGGTGTAAAGTTTAACCCGTGTTGCTTTTGAAGCTCATCACCTAAATATTTAGTGATATTTAAGACTCTATTAATATACATCGGAGCCTTTTGATGGTTGTCCATAATATATTTCGTCTGATTCTCTGTTAATACCAATTTTTTCTTTTTAAGTAACTCATTTTTAAGTTTTCTTATATATGGGTTGATACCATCGTAGCTCTCCAATAGTGATAGAGCTTGACGACTTTTTATGTTTTCTAAATTTATCAATTAATAATTATGTGTTTAAACTTGGTAATTTTATTAAATATACTAAAAGATTTAATAAAAATCAATAGTTTATTGTTTATTATCTAAAATGTAAATATTTATTATAAAAAGATGAGTAAAAAAATAATTCCAATCACTAGAATTAACAAATTTTTTTCTGGTGAGGACTTTAATTTGGAAGTGGAAATGGGTCGTGAGGCTATTGAAGGTGATGGTAATTTTACCGTTGTATTGTATCGTGTTGATAGGGAAATGACCGAATCAGATAACTTATATGGTGAAGCATCAAAAGATGGTATACGTTATTTCCCACCAATAGAATTGAAGGTAATTCCGATATTAGCGGAAGCAGTAAATAAAACATATAACAATAATGGTGGGTTAAGATACCTACAAGATGGTCAGTTAACATTTGGTATTTATTCGGCACAATTAGTTGAGTTGAAAACAACGATATCTTATGGTGATTATATCGGTTACCCTGTTTCAGAAACAGAGATACGGTATTTTACCGTGGTTAATGATGGTAGTAAAAACTATGATAATAAACACACAATAATGGGGTATAAAGGTGCTTTTCAAACAGTAATCTGTACACCAGCAGACACCACTGAATTTAAGGGTGTATAATAAATAAAAAAATTAGTTAATTATGGCAATGCCTAAAGGTTATCGAACGAATATTAATATCAACCCTAGTAAAATAGGTACTGATAGAAGACAAGAAATACTGGATGGGATTGCTGCTAAAAATACTTTCTTACCAAATGGTGTTTTGGAAGAAGATATGGACCAAACACTATTAGATTTTATTAAATCAGACAAAACCATAGGATTAACCATTGATGGTGAAGTAGTGCCAGTTATTTTTTTAACAATTCAAAGATGGACTGAGTTTAGTAAAACTTGGCAATTCTCTGATAAATATAAAAATATCGAGTTACCATTTATCACTGTTGTTAGAAAACCAGATATACAACAAGGTCAAAACCAAGCTGGTTTATGGAATATACCAGGAAATCGCTCATACACCTATATGAAAGTACCAACATGGGATGGTGCCAGAAAAGGTTTCGATGTTTATAAAGTCCCACAACCTACATCTGTAGACATGACATACGAAGTGAGAATATTCACTAATCGAATGAAAGATTTAAATAAATTCAATAGAAAGGTTCAAAAAGCTTTTCAATCAAGACAATGTTATATCAATGTTAATGGTCACCCAATGCCATTGCATTTAGAAAATATTGGTGATGAATCTAATATCGATGATTTTGAGAATAGAAGGTTTTACATTCAAATGTTTGAGATGAAATTATTGGGTTATATTTTAGACGAAGAAGATTTTGAGGTAATCCCTACGATTAACCGAACAATGGTGTCTACAGAAGTAGTAGCATCATTATTACCTAGTAATGTAATTACTGATTTCGCTGTTTCAACAAATGGTGTTGTATTTACATTCAATTTTAAACCGCAATCGGATACACAATTTACCTTTATATCACAATATGATGTTAGTTTTACACAAATTTTGGATATCTCAAACGTAACACGTATAGTTATTTCAATTAACGAAAGTGTAGTTTTTGACGGAACTGTTTTAATAACACCTATATTAGTTAACGCTAACGATAGCATTAAGATTAGAGTAAATAAACCTTTTAGTAGTGAAGGTATTTTTAAACTGAAAGGAAACACAACGTAAAATGAGTAGAACAAACAACCATTCGGACATTAACCAAACATTCATAATATCTGCCCCAGAACAACTAGCTAGTTCGGGGTGTACAAACGTATATACAAATAGATTAATAAACTGTGAAAATGGTGCTGTTATCTATTTGGGTAGAACTCAAACTATTTTCAACACTAATATTGTACCAGAAACAACTGATTTTATCGTTTTGGGTACACCATTGAAAAGATTTAGAGACATAAACGTTATGAGTGGTACAACATCTGTTTGGGCAGTTACCGAAAAAGTTAAAACCCCAACATTAGCTTTAGGTCTAGATGCTAATGGTGAAAATAGAGAAATAAACGCACAAAACTCTATCATTCAATACGATTCTTTGAATGGTGGTGAATATTAAATGAACATTTAAATAAAATAACATATTTATAATAAAACAAAGATAAATGGCAAATAGAATAACCACACACATTTTAAAAAATAGTGATGTAATTGCAAGACCGTTACCTTCGGTATTATTAAAAGGTGAACCAATTATTAATACCGCTGAAGGTATTATGTTCTTCTCTGGTTCTACTAGCTCAACAGCTGGTTGGACACAAGCTGGTCCTAACCCTTCATTTTTTGAGGTAGGGTCTAATCTTTATGATTTAAAAATTAGAAATAGAATAACAGCATACAATGGTTTAACTAACCTAACAGGTAAATTCCTTTCTGGTACAACTAGTGGGTTCGTTTTAGCCGATATAGCAAATATTGTTGGTGTTGATACATATGTTACTGGTGGTACTTACAACGCTGGTACAGCAACCTTCAGAAATAATTTCGGTGCATCATTTAACGTTACTGGATTCAAAGAATCTGACTTGGTTGTAACTGGTGCTACTGGTAATGATAGTGTTAAAACTTATACCTTCACAAATAATACAGGTGGTACATTTACTGTTAATGCATTATCTGATATTCGTGTAACTGGTGGTACTTTCTCAAACGGTACGGCTATTTTCACAAATAGTACTGGTGGTACGTTTAACGTTGCTGGTTTTAGTGATGTTCGTGTAACTGGTGGTACTGCTAATGATAGTGCTAAAACTTATACCTTCACAAATAATACAGGTGGTACTTTTAACGTTAACGCATTAAACGACATACGTGTAACTGGTGGTACTTACTCAAACGGTACAGCTATTTTCAGTAATAATACTGGTGGTACGTTTAACGTTACTGGTTTCAAAGAATCTGATACTGTAGTAACTGGGGCGACTGGTAATGATAGTGCTAAAACTTATACGTTCACCAACAATACTGGTGGTACTTTCAGTGTTAACGCATTATCCGACATACGTGTAACTGGTGGTACTTTCTCAAATGGTACAGCATCGTTTACAAATAGTACTGGTGGTACGTTTAACGTTGGTGGTTTTGCTACTGGTACATCAAGTAGTGATACTTATGTTAGTGGTTTTACATACACCCCAACACAAAATAAATTTACAATAGCGCAAAACGGAATAGCTAATCTAGATGTAACGCTTTCAGCTGTATCTGGTTTAACTGTATCTGATTTAGCAACAAATAGACTTGTTTATACAACAACTGGTGGTAAACTATTAACTGGTACCGCAGTTTTTGATGGAACTAATACTAACTTACCATCGAATGGTTCGTTAACTGTTGGTAGTGGTGGTTTAATCATTGGTAGTGGTGGTTCACCAAGTGTTGCTGGAACTGGAGACCTTATTGTTAATGGTAACATAACAGTATTTGGTAATGCCTTCTCAGCATTTACATCTCAATTATATGTTGAGGATAACAACATTTCACTTAACTTTAACCCTACTGGAAGTACTGTCGCAACATCTGTTGGTGCTGGTTGGACTATCCAAGATGGTAATGGTGTTAGTACTGGTGACGTTAACTTCGATATTAGAGCAATGAACGTATTTAGTGGGCTAACTGGTACACAAATACCGAATGTTAGTGAATATGGTGGGGCAACTGGATACGCAAATAGAGGTTTTGTTACACAACTAAACGATATCGTTATTCGAAGCACAAATATCAACACACCAAATGGTGTTAGGTTATTGGCCGAATTTGATGTTTTAGATGGTGGGGTTTACTAATTAAAATATTTAATAAAAAAAAAAAGAGATAACACATGTTATCTCTTTTTTTTTTTATTAAAGTAAATAAACTTTATTTTACGCATATTTATATTATACTGGTTAAATAACCAATAGAATAAACTCTAGATAGAGTATTAATTAAAACCATAGATATGGCAAATAGAAAAAATACGTTTTTAATAAAACGTTCAAACGTTCCTGGTAATAAACCTACAGCTGGTCAGATTTTACTGGGTGAATTAGCCCTTAACACAGCTGATGTTATTTTATATACTTCTGGAACAACAGCAAATTCTATATTGCCAATTGGTTGGGATAGGGTGAGCAAGACTGGTGATACCATGACTGGGCCTCTTTACTCACCAACAATATCAGCAACAACATACCTTAATTTACCAATAACAGCTGACATACGTGTAACTGGTGGTACGCATTCAAATGGTACTGCCACGTTTACAAATAATACTGGTGGTACGTTTAACGTTACTGGATTTAGTACTGGTGGTGGAAGTAGTACTATTTTAACTGGTGGTACGTTTAATAATGGTGTTGCAGTATACACTAATAACTCTGGTGGTACTTTTAATGTAACTGGGTTTACGTCATCGAACATTCCAGTTAAATCAGAACTTGGTTCATCATTCTCTAAACTTCAAGATTTTATTGATGTTGGTTGGTCTGCTGGTAGGATTTCTGGTGGTGAATTGGTTAATAATGGAAATGGTACTGTTAACATACTATTAGGTTCTGGTATGATTAAAACAACCGATAATATTCTTGGAAACACAAATTTCTTTAGTTGGAACACGCAGAATAACATATCATTAGTAAATGAACAAACATCTTACCTTTATGTCGATTATAATGGTGGATTACCTTTAATTACAGCAACAACGGATTCACTGAGCGTTACACAAACAACACAGTTTATTTTAGCATCTGTTTATAGGAAAAACAACGATATCTATACGGCACAAACTGGTACAGAGATATCTAACTTACCTAGAAAAATACAACGACGATTAACTGAAGCTTTTGGTTATCAGAGAACATCTGGTATCATAACAAGTGAAACTGGTACATTAGGTTTTAAGGTGTCTACTGGTATTATATGGTCATCCTTAAATAGAAACATATTCCCACCATTCTCAACTATTTCTGGTGGTACATTTACATTATTTACTAGAAATGGAGTTGGTGGGTTCAATGAATTAGCAAGTCAAACTACGTTAGACCCTAACATATACGATAATGACGGAACCACACCACAATTAACAAACGGTAGGTATTCTTCTTATTTCGTATATGTTGGAACAGGTGGTAAGGTAGACGTATTAATGGGTCAAACAAATACAACCTTATCATTAACCCAGAGTAGTGTTGTTCCAGCTAACCTACCAAAGGTAATGAATGATTTTAGTTTATTTGCGGCTAAAATAATTATATTAAAAGGTGCAAATACTTTTACTGAGGTGCAATTACCGTATGGTACACTTGTATCTCAAGGCTCTACTAATAACCATAATGAATTATCGTCTCTTCAAGGTGGTAGTGTTGGGGAATACTATCACTTAACATCAAATGATTATAATACAGTGTTGGGTGTTAACACATCATTACAACAAAAAGCTAATCTAACTGGTGCAACGTTTACTGGTGGTGTATCAGCTACAACAATTTCAGCAACAACATACCTTAATTTACCAATAACAGCTGACATACGTGTAACTGGTGGTACACATTCAAATGGTACAGCAACCTTTACAAATAATACTGGTGGTACATTTAATGTTACTGGTTTTAGTACTGGTGGTGGTGGAAGTAGTACATTCACAGGTGGTACGGTTAGTGGTGCAACGCAGTTCACTGGTGGCCTAACAGCTAATACTATTTCAGCAACAACATATTTAAATTTACCAATAACAACAGATATTAGAGTAACTGGTGGAACTTATTCAAACGGTACAACGTTATTCACAAATAATACTGGTGGTACATTTAATATTACTGGTTTTACCACAAATACTTATGGCGATTTAAGACAAAAAAATACCGTAACTACAACGGGAACATCACAAACACTCTTAGGTATAATAACTGGGATTACTATTGGTACATATATTATTGAGTCATACGTTACTGCAAATAAATCAAATAATGAGTATGGTGTTTGGAAAAGAACATTAGGCGTAACTACTAGTGGTGGTACTCCTGTTATTGTTCATGAAAACGCTGATTTAGATAAAGTATCTTCTGGATTTACTGGAAACACTATAGTATATAGTGCAATTACTGGAAATGCAATTAATATTTATGTTACAGGTATTTCAGCAAACACATATAACTGGGCATCATATTATAATATTATTGACCAAGGAATTGCTGCTAATAATATATTAACATTATCAACAAATATTTCTGCATCAACAATAGTTGTTGGTGCTATAACAGCCACTAATTATTTAGGTTTACCAACAGATATTAGAGTAACTGGTGGAACACATTCAAATGGTACAGCCACATTTACAAATAATACTGGTGGCACGTTTAATGTTACTGGTTTTAGTACTGGTGGTACTGGTAGTGTGTCACCGATAACAATTGTTAACACATCAAGCTTATTCTCAACAGGTTTAGCTAATACTGGGAATGGCTCAATAGGAGTTGATTCACTTTTCTTTGGTAGAAGTGCTGGTAATGGAGCAACAAATGCTAGTAACTCTAACTTTTTTGGTTTTAGTGCTGGTCAAAATGCTATAAATGCTAACAATTCAAATTTCATTGGAGCTCAAGCTGGACAAGAAGCAACAAACGCTACTTATTCAAATTTTATCGGATTCCAAGTAGGTAGTGCGACAAGTGCTCAATTCTCAAACTTCTTTGGTTTTCAAACTGGTAATCAAGCAACAAATGCCAGTAATTCAAATTTCTTTGGTCAAAATGCTGGATTTCAAGCAACAACTGCTAATGATTCAAATTTCTTTGGTTATTATGCTGGTAATGGGGCTACGGGTGCTTCTTTTTCAAATTTCATTGGTCAGAGTGCTGGTGACTCAGCATCAAGTGCGACTGGTTCAAATTTTATCGGTCATAATGCTGGGCAATTTTCAATAGGTGCTTCACAATCAAATTTTATAGGTTACCAAGCTGGTGTTCTTGCAACAAATGCAAGTGGTTCAACCTTTATTGGTTCCCAAGCTGGTAGAAGCGCAACAGGTGCTTCTTACTCAACCTTAATTGGTTTTAATGTCGGTAACGGTGCAAACTTAAAAAGTATTGGGTCAAATAATATAATTATTGGTACTAACATATCATTGGTTAGTGGTAAAACAAATAGTATTAATTTAGGTGGTGTTTTATTTGGGACTGGGGTCTATTCAACAATAACGGGTAATCCAAGTATTACACCACAAACCCAAGGTAAAATAGGCGTTAACATTATTGACCCAATCCAAGCATTTGAGGTATCGGGTGGAACAAGGTTATATGGTGGTTTAACCGCAACAACAATATCGGCAACAACATACCTTAATTTACCATCTACTGGTGGTGGTCTATCTTTTGGTCAATTATACGCAATAACAACATTAAACATATAAATTATGATTTTTTTAAACACAACAAATGAATCTTTAGAGATTAAAACTACATCTATCGCTGATATTGATTTCCAAGTAAATTTTGTAGATGTAGTTCCATCTACTTCAGCAACTCCTGGTAGTTTCCAAGGAAAAATTACAACTATTGGTATAACCGTGATATTATCGGCACCAGCAGCATCAGTTTCAAGACAAATTAAATCGGTCTTTATTAGAAACAAACATGCATCTTTAGCAAATACAATTTCAGTTAATAAAGATGTATCGACAATTGAATATTTATTAACTAGTGATACGCTTTTACAGGCTGGGACATTTATGGTGTATGAAAGTGGAAATGGTTGGAGCCTTGGTTCTACATTAGTTAACACACTTAATAACGACTACCATACTGGATATCAAGACTGGCTAGGTATTTCCGACCCAGTATCTCCAGCAATTGGTGATTTAAGGGTTTACGCAAAACCAGTTGTTGGTAGAATGTTACCAAAATGGAAGGGCCCATCTGGGCTTGACACACCATTTCAACCAGCTTTTTTTGGTAATAATATTGTTATGTGGAATCCAGCGGCAACCTCTGGTGTTATGATTGGCGCACTACAGACAGTTATAACTGCTGGTGTTTCAACACTTCCAACAGTAACAAATCGATACACTAGTTTACGTAGAAGTGTGTTTACCTCAGCAACTGGTGTTAACACAATGAATAGTCTTAGAAGCGAAGCTACTTTTTTTAGAGGCGCAACAGTTGGTGCTGGTGGTTTCTTTTTCTTTTGTAGGTTTGGTTTTACAACTTGGACCCAAGGAAATAGGTTGTTTATAGGTTTGGCCGTTGATACTACCGCTTTAATAACGGCTGACCCATCATCTAAACTTAACACTCTTGGTTTTGCGGTTGATTCAGCAGATACCGCAATTAGCTTTATACATAATGATGGTACTAGTGTCGCAATTAAAGACGTTATTGTCGGACAACCAGCCTTATCTAGTAATAATGCTTATGATGCGTATATATTCTGTAAACCAAATGATACGACAGTATTCTACAGACTTGATGACGTATCATCTGGTTTAACAATTATTGACACATCAACAGCTATTGACTTACCAATTTCAACAACTATGCTTAACGCAACAGCGGCAATAGGTTCTGGTACTAACGCTGGTGCTGGTGTAGCCGCTATAGGTGTTAACAGAATGTACATTGAATCGGATTACTAATAATCCAAAAATAATTAAAAATAAATATAATATATTATAATGGCAACAAGTAATTTAAAAAGAGTAACTATTGGTTCAATAGAGTTACAAAGTGGTAATGGTTCGCCAAGCCATTTTTCAGCAATTGGTAGTACATATATAAATGTAGATACTGGAATTAAATATAAAAATAATGGTGGTATAAATTGGGGTTTAGAAGCTAGTGGTTCTGGTAGTGCAATTACTGTTTCATTATTACCACCAACAGGAATACCATCTAATGGTGACCAGTGGGTCACGTATAGCGGATAATTTATGGCAAATAATAGTAATGGTTACATAGGAGTTAATGGTGGTTGGAGTGGAATAACAAGTAGGTCTATTGGTGTTGATAACCAATGGAAGGACCAGACATTTCAATATGTTGGTGATAATGGGTATTGGCGATTAACATATACTAAAAACCCAATAGATTTAGGTGGTAACTTTTTTGTCCGATACCTAGAAGGTTATGAAGTAGTAACGGGTAACTCATTAACGATATACGGAAGTAATTTAGTTGGAAATCAAGTTATGTTCCCAGCAGATGGTGGTTATTTTGAATTGACTGCTAATCTTAGTGATTTATATGGAAATTTTGCTGGTGGTACGTTAGTTGGGACACCAAGTATTGGTCAATTATTTGGTGGTCAACCAGCTCTGGGTATAACAACAAATAATGATTATTTCAACTTACCTAGTGATTTAGATGCAATTGGTATTTTTGGTAATGATGGTAATAAAAATTACAATTTAGGTTCTTATTTCTATTTAAACACTTTACCTAGTGGGTCAACAGTTACCCCTGTTTTATCTTATGGTAACGCAGCTAATGGTATGGAAGTAGTGGTAACATCTGGTGGGAATTTACAACAAAAAATATATACTGGTAGTTCACCTTTATTAATTGACTCTGGGAGTGGAAAAATAAAGGTAGGGTGGAATTCATTTTTAATTAATAGAACAACTGGTACAACAAAAATGTATTTATCTGGAACAACAACAGCTGTAACAACATCATCATTAGTTACAATAACCCCATCTCTTAATAATTTAGTTAGAGTTGGTGCTTCATTTACTAGTGGGTCAACAACGCCTATATCACCAGCTATGTCAACTACTAGGACAGCACCAGCGTATGCACTTAGTAACAATAATTTAACCATAACATCTAGTGATGTAAACTATTATACATCAAGAAGTAATATGGTTATATCACGTAATACTGGTAAATACTATATCGAAGTATTTATTAATGCTGTTGGTTCTGGATGGCAATGGTTAGGTCTTGGTAGTACATCTGATTCGGTGACTAATGGTAATGGTGTTGGTTTATTAACTTGGAGTATAACAAGTAGTTCTAGAACTTTTAATAAAGATAACGGTGTTGTATGGGGTGGTGGTGCAAATACATTCACTACTGGTGATATTGTAGGTTGTATTTACGATTCAAATGCTGGGTCATTAACATGGTATAGAAACAATGTTTTATTAGGTACTAGCACAACTGCTGTTATTGGCGATACGGAATTTATCTTTTCATCAGATACTGGTGGGTCCGACACAATGAGATTTACTTCTGGTAGTTGGACATACGCACCACCTGTTGCTGGCGCAATCGCTTTTCCACCAGCAACAGTTATTGTTGCTGGTACTGTTTACTCAACTATCGGTACTGGGTATAAATACGTTTATTGGAAATTACAAGCGTTAACACCGATTAACCTTTCAAAATATTTAAATAGGGGTAACACTAAAATTATCTTTAAAAACAAAACAACTTTAGCTGAATCAATTGTACCAAGTAATTGGTTATTAAATAGTACTAATGAATATATCTCTTTTACTGTACCACCAAACGTTACCGAAGGTATTTATGATGTATTACTTAGATACTCAGATATCGAGGAATCATATGGTCTTCCAGTTACCGTTAATAAACCAGTAATTGCAACCACGGAATTCATTGACGATTTTAGTGATGAAACAACACTTAAAAATAACTATCTTTTCTCAAACACTGCTTGGGGTGGTGCCAACGGTGGTGTTGTACCAGATAATGTGTTTTTAAGAGATGGTGTTTTAATATTAAAAGGTAATGGTGATAATTATACTGGAACAACTCAAGGTGTTGATGGTAATGGAGTTAAAAAATTCCATACTAACCCTTCAGACCCACAATTTGGTTTACCATGGACAAATAGGGTTGGTGGGGTTATATCGTATAATAAACTGACTGGGTATGGTAGTTATGAGGTAAACGCATTGATACCTAATGTATTAGGCGTGTCTTATGCTTTTTGGACATTTTTCTATAACGAAATATATCTTGATGACCCAAGGTATAATGAGTATCTAGCTGAAGGTTTGTCACCACAAGGTGTTAGTAATTATATTGCTCGTAACCATGAAATAGATATAGAATTCCCGTCACATTTAACTGGTGGAACTTATAATAACCCAAGCCTTAATAATATGAAATGTAATACTTGGATAGGTGAATTATCTGCTGAAAATACTATTGCGTTAACACCTGTAGGTTTTAATATTGCTGATGGTAATTATCATAAAATTAGGTTTGATTGGTACCCAACACGTGTTGACTACTATGTTGACGATGTTTTAAAAAATAGTGTCACTAAAACGATACCAAATATAGCTGGTTATTTTACTTTTGGGTCATGGTTCCCATCATCACCTTTAACAGCTAAACCTTGGTTGGCTGACCCAGAAAATGCATGGGCTGGTGGAACGGTAACAGCTGATGGTGGTATGAAAGCTAATTTTGGTTCCGTTGAGCTTAAAGTTAAGGGGTTTAAATTTACACCATTTAGTGGTTTCACAGCACAACAGAGAGTATTAGGTGTTACATACCCATTTGGAGACTACATAAAACCATAATAAACAATTTAAAACAAAAACAAAATGTTCGGAAGTAAAAACGATTTTTTCTTACAAGATTCAGCTAGGTTGGCCGATAGAAGGGACCAACTAATTTTCTTATTAAATAATATTTGGGGTAGAAACTATCTAGTTACAAAACTTTACTTAGAAGCATATGATTTCTTCTGTGCTGAACCAAGTGAATTTGATGGCGCAACAATAGTTAAGGATTTAAAGAGTATACCTAACCTTGATATTCATGCGATGCTTCACGATTACTTATATGTGAAATACAATGTTTCGGTTAATGTTAAATATAAATGGTACGCTGATTTAATTTACGCTAAAGAAATGGAGCGTATGGGTTCAGCGGCTTACTCAACATGGAGCCGATTCATAGGGTTAACATTGTTTGGTGGATTATTTTTTACACCAATAATGTATTTTTCTGGTAAACGAATGTCACCAGAACAGAAAACCGAAATGTCGAAAATGGTAGTATTTTTTAATATTAATTAATCTTCACCATAAATACCTTTTTTAGGTACACATTTATCATTTATCAGTTTTTCAACAAATGAAAACATCTTTAACCCATTTTCTTCACAGTATTTTTTGAGGATAAGATGGGTTTTTGTCGTTATTTTTAAGTTTTTATCTCGTACCATATAAGTATTTAACTATAAGTATGATAGAAGTAGGTCAAAAAACATACTAAATCAAATTTATCTTTTGGTAAGTACTTACTTTTGGAAAAAACCTAATATTTATAATAAAGAAAACGATAAAAGTAAATAATAACATTAACAAAAAAAAATAATATGTCACAAAAAGTATTCGTTAGTCCTGGGGTTTATACGTCAGAAAAAGACTTAACATTTGTTACTCGTCAAGTAGGGGTAACAACACTTGGTTTGGTAGGTGAGACAACAATCGGTCCAGCGTTCCAACCAATATTCATAAGTAATTATGGTGAGTTTCAGTCATTCTTCGGTGGGTTAAACAACACATTAGTAAAAGACACGGGAAGTCCACTATATGAATTACCTTATGTTGCTAAATCATATCTATCACAATCAAATCAATTATTCGTAACTAGAGTATTAGGTTTGTCTGGATACGATGCTGGTATGGCTTGGGGTATCACACTTGATGCCGCAATGAATGAAGCTTCAGTTGTAGAAGTAAGTGGTGGTGGTGATTTCCCAGCATTAATTAGTTATTCAGCTAACACTGCTGGTATTGTAACAAACCTTACATCTAGTAGTTCATTAATACAATCACTTATTGATTCTGGTGAATTTACTTCATCTCTTGCATTTTTAGGTAACGCACCTTTAGCTTCTGGTGGACCAATAACTGCAAAATATAATAAAGTGAATGGTACATTTTTAGGTGCATCGATGAACTTAACTGTTACATCAAGAACAGTTAATAATGGTGGTGATATTGTTGGTGTTGCCTCTGGTAATACAACACATTTTTATGGTCAAGCTTTTGGTGACGTAGAAAATAAGTTAGTTGCTTTAATTCGTTCAAGAGGTAGTGTTAACCAAGTAAGTCAATTAACTTCGTTTGAGGTTGATACTATTGATGGGTTAACTTTTGATGAATCAATTACTGATTCAATTAACAATCCATTAGGTAATTTTTCATTGAAAGGTACTTCAAGTCTTCAAGGAACATTTGATTATAGTGTGTCTTTAGATAGAACAAAGAAAAACTACTTACCTAAAGTATTAGGTAGAACAGCTCAAGATGGTAGAGCAGCAATATTTGTTGAGGAGTTATACGGTAATATGTTTAAAGATGCTGTTTCTTCTAACAAAATAAGAGGTATTAAACAAACTATGGTTAATTATAACTCTGAGTTTTCAGATTATTTAAACCAATTTAGTGCAGCTGTAACACCTTATATTGTATCTGAATTACGTGGTAACAAAATATTAAGATTGTTTAGATTCCATACCATTTCTGATGGTAATGCAGCGAACGAACAATTTAAAATATCTATTGTTAACATTAAACCAGATGCTAGAGAATTTGATATCCAAGTAAGAGCTTTTTATGATACTGACAACCAACCAGTTGTTTTAGAATCTTTTAGCCGTTGTACGATGGACCCATCTTCAGCTAATTATATTGGAAGAAGAATTGGGACAACTGATGGTACTTACGGTTCTAAATCAACGTTTGTTTTAGTTGAGTGTGATGATGCTAGTGATACTAGTGATGCGTTTCCAGCTGGATTTACTGGTTACCCAGTTAGAGATTACCAAGCTAATGATAACGATACTGTTCTTGCACCATCATTGATGTACAAACAATCATATAGTCCTTTTGAAAACAAACGTAAGATTTATTTAGGTGTTTCTCAAGCTGTAGGTATCGATGCCGATTTCTTTGACTACAAAGGTGTTCCATTAAGTGCTAACCCAAACATGTGGACTGGTCTAACAAATGGTTTCCACATGGATATTGATGCTGGTAGTGTTACTATAGAAAATGGTGATAGATATAATCCAATTTATAAATTTGATGCTGGTGTTGGTGAGTTTAGAACTGATGCTGATTTATTTAACGGTCCTTATGAAAAAGTTTACGCACGTAAATTTACGTTAGTACCTTTTGGTGGTTTCGATGGATGGGATGTTTATAACTCTAGAAGAACAAACACTGATAAATTTATTATAAATGGTACTGGTGGTTCAGCTGGGTTGTTATCTGGTAGATTCACGAATAGAGTTTTATCTAACGGTGACTTGGGTATTAACTCTGATTACTATGCTTATTTAGAAGCTATTTGGACATTTAAAAACCCAGAGGCGGTGAATGTGAATGTGTTTGCAACACCTGGAATTGATAACTTCGAAAACACTAACTTAGTTGAGGCAGCAATCGAAATGGTTGAACAAGATAGAGCCGATTCATTATATATTATAACAACACCAGATACAGCTAATGGCGAAATCTTAAGTGTTGGTGATGTGGTTGACCAATTAGATGGTCAAATTGATTCAAACTATTCTTGTACATACTGGCCTTGGGTACAAATTAATGATGTTGAAAATAATGTATTCATTTATGTACCACCAACAAGAGATGTTGTTAGAAACATTGCGTTGACAGATAATATTGCTTTCCCTTGGTTTGCAGTTGCTGGTATTCAAAGAGGGGATGTTGATGCAGTTAAAGCTAGAAAGAAACTTACACTTGCTGAAAGAGATGAATTATATGAAAATAGAATAAATCCTATCGCTACGTTCACAACTGATGGAGTTAAAATCTGGGGTAATAAAACGCTTCAAGTTAAAGAAACAGCTCTTAATAGAATTAGTGTTAGAAGACTTCTTATTCAAGCAAGAAAACTTATTTCTGCTGTATCTATCAGACTATTGTTTGAACAAAATGATTCAGTTGTTAGAAGTCAATTCTTATCACTTGTTAACCCTATCTTGGATAACATTAGAAGCGAACGTGGTTTAACTGACTTCCGTGTTGTTCTTTCGAGTAACCCAGAAGATATAGATAGAAATCAATTAACTGGTCAAATATTCTTGAAACCGACAAGAAGCTTAGAATTTATTCAAGTTGAGTTCGTAATCATGAACACTGGTGCATCATTTGATAATATCTAATTTTAAGGATAAATAAATAAAAAACCCTAACTTAGTCAGTTAGGGTTTTTTTATATATTTATATTAAAAGAAACAATGTCAAAACTAAAAATAACTAAAGAACAATATAACGCAATTTTGTTACATGAACAAACGACACGTTTAAACGCTAATAGAGCAACTATAATCGAATCGACAACACATAGACCAGAATTATTAAATGAAGCTTGGAAAGACGTTGTTTTAGGTGTTGCTATGCTATGTGGTGTTAACCTTACTGGCCAGAATAAAGAAATTGCCGATAATGCGGTTAAAGACCCAACTATCATGGCCGAAATAAAGGCCACGTTAGAAGATGAAGTAAAAATAAGTGAATTAATTGATTCATTGCTTGAGAAAGGAATGAAAGCCCCAGACAAAATGTTATCAGTTAATCCAGAGAGCATGGTATATGATTTTAATAAAACAGCAAAATCTAATAGTATTGATACAACTATTGGTATCAAAGCCGCACTTAATTTAAATTCTATCGCAAAATAATTTATATTTTTAAATAAAATTTTAGTTTTTACACATTATTTTATTTTTTATGATATTTATATTTATATAACAATAATTATTGGTGCCAATGTACTGATAAACAACTTAAACAAAAAACAAAATGGCTGATTTATTAATGAAAATGCCCCTTCCATACGAACCTAAAAAGAAGAATCGTTGGTTAATTACATTTCCAGCGGATTTGGGAATCCAACAATGGTGGTTATCTGCTGCATCTAGACCTACTATAACTCAAAGTGAAGTAGAGATACCTTTTCTTAACACTTCAACTTATGTTCTTGGTAGATTTAACTGGGAAACAATTGATGTTACTTTCCGTGACCCAATTGGACCTTCAGCATCACAGGCGATTATGGAATGGGTACGTTTACACTCTGAATCAATTTCTGGTCGTCAAGGTTATGCTGCTGGATATAAAAGACCTGTTGAACTTGAAATGCTTGACCCTACTGGTGTGGTTATTGAAAAATGGTTATTAGATGGTACTATGATAACATCTGCTGCTTTTGGTGATTTATCGATGGACGATGATGGTATTGCTGAGATAATTGTAACATTAAGATTTGATAGAGCAATATTACTTTTCTAAAACAAAGTTATTATGAGAAAAATAGATAAACTTATAAACTTGGCAAAAGCCAATTTATTAACTGAACAACGTTATTTGGAAGCTAAAGGTTCTGTAAATGAGCTTTCACCAGAATTAAAACAAGCAGCATATAATAAAGCAAGTTATCAAGCTAGTGTTCACGGTAATGCAAATAGCCCAGATACGCTAAATCCTTTGAAAGCTGATAGAAGACGACAACAAGCACACGCAATTGGTAATAGTTTACCGAAGAAATATGAAACATCAGTTAACGATATTGGGAATTATTTAGGTCTTAATGGTGCGATAAAAAAAGTTGCAGATACTGAAAGTCAAATCGTTCTAACCTTTGATAAGAAGGATGAGTATAGTGGAAGAGCTACTAAGTTATTACAATATAATATATTTAAAAATAAATATACTGCTAACCATAATAATAATGTACAAGTGCCAGATAATTATGCGAGAAGAATTGAGAGATTCATTATTACCCTTCAAAAAAATGAATTGAGTGATTCTGATAACCCATACGAGTCATAATATATAATCAATTAAAAAAAAACCATCTATTTCTAGATGGTTTTTTTATTTAATACACTTGTCATTTACAAAAAAACTTAAAAAACTATATTTATTATAAATAACAAAAATTAAATAGTTTTAAATGGATATTAAACCAAATGTTTTCCCTTCAAAAGACCAACAGGGTGCGAATAAAGATACTGCGACTAAAATTGCCGAATATGAAGCTAAAAAAGCTGAAGTAGTGGATGGTATTTTTAACGAGCAACCATCAGACACACCACAACAACATACTGATGCGATGGAAGCTATGCGTGCTAGAACAATGAATCAAATCAACCAAAACAAGCAGAACGGTATTGTTATCGATGAATCTTTAGCTGAAAAAAAACCTAGAACAAATGCTGTTGCATCAAACAATAATGCTGAACAAATTAGACTTCGTGATGAGCAGTTGGAGAAAAATAAAGAACAGACAAGAAATTATCAAAACTTATCTGAAGCAGCGACAAATAGACATCTACAACCAAAAGAAAAACAACATATGGAAAATAACAACAATTTCACACCATCAACACCAACACAACCACCAACGAATACGTCCAATGGTTATGGTGATAATTATGGTAGTAACAACCCTAACCTTAACCCACAAATAGTACAACTTAGTCAACCAAACTATAATTGTGCTTTTGATGTAATCCCATTACCTTCAGAGGGTAAATTATACGCTAATAAAAGAAAAAACGTAAGAATTGGATTTATGACAACAGCTGATGAGAATATCCTTACTAGTCCTAATCTATTACAAAGTGGTCAATTTTTAGAAGTACTTATAAATAGAAAATTATTGGAAACTGATATGCGATATTCTGATTTACATATTGGTGATAGAAACGCAATTATGTTATGGTTAAGAGCAACATCATATGGTGAAATGTACCCAATAACCATATTGGATGAACAAGGTGAAGCTTTTGATGCTGACGTTAATTTAAATGACCTTAAAACAAAAAAACTTGGTGCTGAACCAGATGTCGAAGGGTTGTTCGAATTCACAATGCCATTGTCTGGTGCGGTAATAAAATTTAAATTATTGACATGTGGTGATGTTGATGCTGTTGAACAATTGGTTTCTAGAGACACAGATAATGATTCTTTAGTTGATAACACTGCGATATATAGTCTAAAAAGAGCTGTTGTTGAAGTTAACGGTACTAGAGATAGACAATCTATATCAGACTTTGTGGATTCAATTAGAATACATGATGGAAATGAATTTAATAAGTACATAGAAAAAATAGAAAGCGGTATTGATTTAACTATCAACGTTCCGACTCCAAGAGGTGGGTCTATTGCCACCTTTCTTCCACTTAACATCAGATTTTTTTGGCCTAACATCCAGCTATAAAGTCCCGTTACTTGAAGAAATATATATTTGTACCCAGCATTTAAAAGGAATGTCCTATAACGATGTGTTATCCATGCCGACTTTTGAACGTAGATACTTTTTAGGTTTATTAACTAAAGAGTTCGTCACAAGAGAGGAAAAAGCCCAAGACCAGAAATCGGTTAGTGGTAGCGGTAAACGTGTTTTTACTGGAAATGAATTAAAAAATAGAATGAATTCGGGTGATATACCATTAATATAAAATAAATACTCGCAATTGCGAGTATTTTGTTTTATAACATATTTATAGAAAAGTAATTTATTATGAAAATAAAACTGACTGAGGCACAATTTAAAAGAATAGAACAATACATTTCAGAATCTAGGGTTCCACCTAAATCAATAAATTTAATTGATTTCTTTAATAAAAATAAAGAAACCAGCTATTTTATGGTGGATAATAAACAAAAAGATGGTCAAGATAACTCATACCGTTTTGGTGTTAAATTCGCTGGTTTAGGTGATTTTCATATTACTGATTTAAATAAGGGTACCAAAACAAGAGGTTGTTCACAAAACGTTAGACTTAACGATTTTCTGTACGATGATGAAGTTATATTTAATTGTGGTGGTAAAAGACTTATGATTAATAAGGTTACTGGGATTAGACTTTTTGATTCCAATAACCAACAACTTGACCAGATTACTTTTAACAACACAACAAATGTTGATGCTGATTCGTTAGTACAAATATATAATGATGACCTTATGGATTCAAATAATGGTAGTCAATTGTTTTTTGATTCAACAAAAAAATATGACGGTATTGTATATAATAAAGCCGCTGATGGTTTTGAAGTAGAATTTTCAGAACACGGTACAAATAAAGAATCAAGTCTTTTATTAATAGATTTTAATAAAGTACATTTTTATGAACAAAATGGTAACGTAATGTTTAGTGCGATAAAAAAAAATGTTAAAACAGGTGCTGAGATTGAATTCACAATACCAATCAAACGTTTCACGATAACTGGTGGTGGCGGTAGGGCTAAAGCTGCGACTGATGATGACGAACAACCAAAAGATATTAAGCTTGATGATAAAGAGTTGAAAAGGCAAGCCAAATTAGCCTATGATGAAATATTAGCCGATAAAACATTACAACAAGCATTTTATAAAGCACCATCATTATGGAATCTGTTTGTTGCCGAATTAACAGGTAAAAAAGCACCAGGAACTGGTATCTTACCAACACTACAAATAGTTAGAGCAAATAGAGGTAAAAATTTAAACAATGATTTAGATGCAACGTTTATACCAAGAAAATGGGTAGAGATTAAAGCTTATAAAAACAATATTGAGCTTAACTCATTTCAAATAAGGACAGGAGATTGGGACCGAAGAGCCTACCCAAAAGAACTAGAACTTAATGCAGAAAACCAGATTTTAATAAATAAAAGGGAGAACTTTGAGATTGTTATTCAAAGTAAAACTGAAAAACCTAATGTATATCGTTGTGATTTATATCACCCAATGAGGACTACAGGACAATCTGGTAACTCCGATAAATTAGAAGGTATTTACCTTGAATTTAATCCAGCCTCAGAAGGGTATAACCCAATAGATAACGAAGAAATTGATTAATTATGACAACAGCACAAATTAAAGCGGAAGCCGCTGCGTTATTAGCGCAAGCGGAAGCACAACAAAGGGTAAATGGTAGTCTTGGTGAATATCTTAAGGCGTTAGAACGAATTGAAAAATTAAGGAAAACAATTCTAGAAAGTACTGAGGCTGAAAATAAATTACAAGCTGAAGTTAATACAGCCGTAGGACAGGCTAAAATTACTGCTCAGAAGAAACTTGATGTTCTAAAAGAAGTAAACGATGAATTAAAAAAAACCCTTAAAACAGAGGAAGATATATTAGCAACAGCTAAAAAAACTAACCTTGTTTTAGCAGCTGCTGGTGCTAGTGCAGTTAAAGGTTTCGGTAAACTTCCAGGATTATTAAAAAATTCATTTGGTAAAATAAAAGGTTGGGGCCTATTTGAAATGGAGAAATCTATGAAAATGTCTACCTTACAAATGGGTATTCTAGGTTCACAATCAAAATTTTACGAAAGCAATATAAAGGACATATCTCAAAGCACTGCTGAGTTAGGTATTACCTTGACAGAATTAACCAAGATGCAAGCTGATTATAGTTTGGAGATGGGTAGAACAGTTATGTTAAGTAAACAAAGTCTAAGTGCTATGGCTCAAATGGCAACAGCAACTGGTTTAGGTGCTGAAGGTGCTTCAGAAATGGCTGCTTTTATGGATGCGCAAGGTCTATCTGTTGAGAAGACCCGTGATTTAATGGAAGAAACCATGAACTCATCAAGTAAAATGGGTATCAATGGTACTAAGACTATTAAAAACATGTCTACTGGAATGAAGATGATGAATAGGTATAACTTTAAGGGTGGTACTGAAGGTCTAGCTAAAATGGCGAAGCAAGTTGCCAAGATGAATGTTAGTATGGAAATGGCCGCTGGTATGGCAGATAAGTTATTTGATATTGAAGGAGCTGTAGATATGGCCGCACAGCTACAAGTTATGGGTGGTGCATGGGCAAATATGGCCGACCCATTTAAATTGGCTTATATGGCTCGTAATGATATGGGTGCTTTAACCGAACAACTGGGTAAGGCCGCTGAATCTATGGTTACTTTTAATAAGAAAACTGGCGAAATGGAGATTTCAAGTATGGAAATGCATAGACTTCGTATTATATCTGACCAAACTGGTGCATCAATTGACGAATTAGCTGAAGCTGGTAAGCGTGCTAAGAAAGCAACGATGATTAAAAGTCAAGTCAGTTTAGATGTTGATGATGAAACAAAAGAGTTCTTGGCTAGTACCGCTGAATTTAAAAATGGTAAGGCGACAGTTATGATAGGTTCATCACCAAAACTTGTTAGTCAGTTAAATGATGGTGATAAGAAAATATTAGCTGGTCAAATGCTTGAGAAGAAATCATTGGAAGCAAGGGCTATATCATCACAGACTTTTGATGACAAATTAACTAATTTAATCAGTATGGTTAAAACTAGTATGTTACCAATAGTTGAAGGAATGAATGAAATTTTAGGTCCTTTAGTTAAGGAGATATTCGCAAATGATAAATTTCAAGATAACTTAAAAGGTTTAGGTAGAGACATTGGTGAGTTTGTAAAAGCTGGTGCAAAAATAGTTAAATATGTCGCTGAAGTGGGTGTTGCGTTAGGACCAAAAGGAGTTTTAGCTGTAATGTTAATACCTTCACTTATTAGTCTTGGTATTTCAGTCGCTTCATTTACCACATCACTTATTCCTTTATTAGGTGCTGCTGGTCCACTCGTGCTTGGGTTGTTGGCTGTTGCTGCCGCATCTAAAGTTGGGTCATATGTTGGTGGAAAGATTTCTAAATCTATGGGTAATAAAGACACCAAAGAAGGTGATACATCAGCAATGTGGACTGGTGCAGCTATTGCTGCTAGTGTTGCAGCGATAGCATTGACTGGTGGTTTAGCTACTCCAGCCGTAATAGCTTTAGCTGCTGCTGGTGGGTTAGCTGGTGGTACTGTTGGTAAAGTTGTTGGTGATAGTATGAATCAAGATAGTTCAGCTGTTGGTGGGGCAACTGTAGGTAGAGGTATGAACGATGGTATAGCCCATGGTGATTTCAGTCAAGGTAGAGGAATAATACAAGGTGGTCACATAACACCAATTGATAACAAAGATGATTTAGTTGCTTATAAACCAAATGGACCAATCGATAAGTCGATGAAAAGTAACGGTAATACTAAACCTAGTACAATGAAGATTGAATTTGGTGAAATTAGATTTAAATTTGACGAACTGAAGGTTTCAAATACAAATGGTCAGTCAGTTTCAGTTGAATTACTAAAAGACCAAGCGTTTATAAGGTCTATAACGAATATGGTACATGCTCAAACTGAGAAAGCAATAAATGGTGGGGTTGTTAGAGGTTAAACCTGGAATGCCAGGAAACCATAACATTTAAATATTTTAACCAGGAAATTGTTTTTATATTTAAATTAATTAAATAGTTGATATATTAATGTTTAAGTATCATTGATTATCAGCTATTTAGATATTATATTAAAATAATAGTTATAAATCATTGACATTGTAGTTTTAAAACGGTATATTTGTATATAATTATAT